TACTTCGCTAAACTGGTCAACTCCTGACCTTTACACCCTCCGAAAGGAGGGTTTTTTTATATCCCAAAATCGAAAGGATTGTAAGTTTGTTTAGTTGTTCGATCTAAGTATTGTGATGAGGACTCATATTTCATCATGCTTCTCATATCACTGACCAAAGCACTGACATATTCTTCTTTCAATATACGAATAACTCTCTTTGCATCATTTACTGTTCTTTCATACTCATAGTTTGTAACAGGTCCTGCAGCAGAAACATCTTGAGTTGCTCCACCTAATGGTGTATATGAAAAGACAAAGTTTTCATCTACCTCTAATCCACCTTCAAGAACAGTTCTATTGTATTCATCTCTAATCTCTCTTGTCTCATAATGATGAACTTCTACAAAAGCAGATTCTGATCCATACTTATCAATCATGTGAGTATGAAGATCATTATTGCTAAGAGGCCATTCATCTCTAATGCTTGTGATGTTATTGACTATCAAAATGACCCAATCTAATTCTGGATCATCATAGAATTTATTTGCAAGAATGTCAGGTCTTTCACCCTCTTTGATCACATAGAAATCGTATGCGGTGATTGCCTTATCAACATCAGTTCTAAGTTTTGCTCTTCTAAAGATGTTCTTTACAAGAATTCTTTCATCACTTCTAGACTTATCTTTAAGAAGTGAAACTGTAGATATGTTTGGTAATTCGTTAAAGTATGCCATCAGTATCCTACCTCCGAATCTGTAATTGAATAAAGATCACCAAGACTTTCAGGATCAGATGGATCTCTTTTTCTATTTTCAACAACAGCAGTTCCTTTTTCACCACCCTGATAATCTGTAGCGTAAATTGGTTCAAGTTCTTGAACTCGTATTGTCAATACTGTGCTGACTGGTTGTCCCTCTTCATATGCAGCCCAACTTCCACCTGGAGCATAGTTGACAGAAGTTCCAGTCACAGCACATGTTTTTAGTTTATTTACACCTTCAATTAATTTATTATTTTGTGTTTTGAATTCTAACTGGAACACATTAGGAGTTCCTAAGAAAAGAGTTTTATCACCTGCCTTAGATGCAAGTGTTTTTGCTGCCATTCCTTGTTTGAAAAATCTAATAATTTTCTTTACTTGTTCTGCCTCATCCTCATCTCTCGGACTCATTTGCCAACTATACTGGAACTCTCTTAATGTTGGAGCGTTGAACAGAAGTTCCATATTACTATTAGGAATAACTCCTATTCCTCTAGAAAGTAATGCCTCTGGTGAAACCTCAACACCTGCCATTGAAAGAATTCTAGATCCAAGGGCAGATGAAATTGTAAGACCTGAAGTGCCTTGAGTTACTTGAGTTCCAATATCTTTTATTTGATTTATGAATCCTTCTTTATCGCTAAGATTAGGAGTCATCCCCACCAAGGCACCAAGAGTATTAAGACCTTGAATTCCAGTAATTCCACTGAGTGCTCCTCCAGCCATAGCACCTAAAGCAACACGGGTTGGATCTTTAGTATATCCAGAGACAATCGCTGCGGAGAGATTATTCATCACATCAGATCCCCAGTTGACATTATTGCTGTCTGTGAGGTTGTTAGGCATGGGCACTTTAACTGTGCCCACATATTTTTTCAAAGGACTTTTTCTTTGTGTTCCATATGTGTAATTCTCTAATGGTTTATCTGAAAATATTTGATCTTGCCTTGGGGGATTATAATTATATTGAGTAATGCACATGTAATCTTGCCCAAAATTATCACCATAAGTGTTATCTCTTGGATATGCTGCTTGTCTTGGTATACCTTTATCTCCTTTTAATTTGCCTTGAATGACACTTGGATCTATTCTCAATATATCATCCGCTGCATTTAAAGCTTGCTTACCAAACTTAAGCGTCTCTTCAGCAGCACTAGTAACGCTTTCTTGTATATTATTTAAAATATTATTATTCTGCTGCTGTTGTTCTGCTTCAACTACTTTGGGATCTTTTTGAACATGTGGAGGTGCTATTACATCTTCTTGAGTCGAAGCTAGTGCATTGATTCTAACATTTCCCTCACTAATTACCAGATCTTTATTTGCACTCTCTCCTTCAATTTCTGCAGTTGCTAATGCTGTTGCTGCATCCGACTCACTTAAGATATTGACAGTTTGTGTTTTGTTGCTTCTTGCCCCAGAACCACCAACTGTTGTATTTCCATCTTTATCTGTTGTATACAGAACATAAGGAGTCTTGAATTTGGATCTACCAGTTCCAGACTCTATGATCACAACTGCAGCAGTTGTTTGTGTGGTTGGATCATATCTATGTTCTACTTCTCTTCTCTGACCTAGAAGATCCACAGTAATTGTTTTCTTAGCACCCTTTGTGTTGGATCCTAATCTTCTGGTATTTTCATCTACAACTGCATTTGTACTTACTGACATCAGATACTATCCCAGGCGGTTTGTGGTTCTACATAGATCCCTTTAGGATCTACAAATCTTTCAGTTACCAATTCTGAAACATCAACCCATTCCTTTCTATCAACAGGAACGGCAAACAACTCACCCATATTACTTGGAAGATAACTGTGTATGGTCTTTTGCAATGGACCAATAGAAAAGTTTACTTGTTTCTTATTTATGACGGAAGATGCAACTGCTCCTCTGAGTGCAGGATTTAAATAATGTAAGTTGGCACCAATGATTAGATCTTCAGTAACTCCTAGGATATATGACAGTGGTCTAGTGTCATAGAATGGATGTTTTTCTGGATACGCTGCACTGTATGAAAAGAAACACAGAGAACCAATCATTGGTTCTGAAGGGTATTCAGAAAGTTCAGTAAACAATTCATTGGCGTACCAGTCAGCATCTGTATTTCCTTCAAGTATTGCTTTTCTCCTGATCCTTTCACCGATAGTTTCCGTCTCTTCTCTGTAAGAAGTCTCAAGATCAAACTCTGGTTCAGGTCTTCTGACTTTCAGATCTATTGGATCTATGTCACCTTTTCTAATTCTATCTCTTTCTGCTTCAATCTTCCAACCAACAGTTGACTTAGCGTGAGAACTTTTTTGGTATCTTAAATTTCTAGAGATAGCAAGAATTAATTTGTCTTTTTTCAGACGAGTTCTTCTAGGAATCTGATAACGAGTAGCAATCGCTCTCAGTTCTTCAACTGTATGATCTTCAAGTTCTTTTCCTTTGAATCCGTAGAAAGATGATAGTGGGTTCATTTGATTCCTAGATCGTCTTCAGTCATAATCTTAAATTCATAATTACGGTCAGCACAGAACTCTTTTGCTGCTTTCCATTTTGCTTGATTGATCATCCAAGTCTTGACAGAGTTTTGCCATGCTTGTGTCCTACGCTTTGGGTTCTGATTAGGACGCTCAACTTGTCTCTTTGGTTTGATTTCAACAACCATTGTTCTGATCTTTCCTGACCTATCCTTGTATTTGATGAAAAAGTCTGGAAAATATCTATGAACTCTTTTGTCGATGGGATGTGGATATGGAATCCAAAATTCTTCTGACTGCCACTCGTTTACACTCTCTGTCAAGTCACAATATCTCATGAACTTTCGTTCCCAGAGTGAACGATAAATTATGTTCTTTGAATCACCTTTATACTTCTCTGGATGTTCTGGTAAATATCTTCCGCTATACGGCATACATAGTATATAAGTAGTTTCAAAGTATTTAGATGGCAACATATTCGCCAGAGTTGTTATACAAAAAGATTGACGACGCTCAAGAAATATTTGGTGGACTGTCGCAGACATCTCAGTTTATGGTGTCATTGAATCTTGGAAGGTCTGCTATTCGTCAAAGAGGTATTGGCGAATTGAATCGTTATTTGACTAACTGTGGGTTGTTTTCACAATCTAAAGGAACCTCTGAGACATATGATTTCTTATGTTCAGATGCAACTCTTCCTGGATCTACATTCAATGTGATTGAGGAAACTGGAAGTCGTCAGGGAATGATTGAGAGATTCCCAATGCAGAGAATCTATTCTGAATTTGATTTGACATTCTATGTTGATAAAGAGTATAATACCATTCGCTTGTTTGAAGAGTGGATGAACTGGATTGACCCACTTAATACAGGTGTTGGTGTATATGATGGTGATGAAGATGGACAGGAAGGATTGGATGAGAAAAATTCTTTCTATAGACTTAGATATCCAAATTCATATAAAACAAATATTTCTGTCATAAAATTTGAAAGAGGATTCTGGAGAAACCCGAATACAGATAACCAGACAAGTCAATTACAAAGACAACCTATATTGAAGTACAATTTTATTGAAGCATTTCCTTTAAACACTGTTGCAATTCCACTTTCTTATGATGGAAGTGATATAACAAAGATTACAACTTCTTTTGCATATACAAGATATACAGTTTCAAAGCAAAATCCAAGACCTTCTAATAATCAAAGAAATTCTATAAATCTAAGTTCAGATAATGCAAGAATTGCATCTTCTTCTGCAAGCACTGCTTCAACAGCTGCAGTTCCAGTGGGATACATAGACGGACAACCATACTATGGAGCGTTCCATGAACATACAAGAGCAGATGGAACAGTTGTGAGAATGGTAGGGTCGGAGCATGTAGGCACACCACATGCAGTGATATATGGAACAGTTGCAGAAAGTATAGCGCAAACAGTATCAACTCCAACTCCTTCCCCAGCATCTTCTCCAAATCCTTCCCCTTCGCCAGCAGCTTCCCCGAATCCTTCACCTTCGCCAGCACCTTCACCTACACCTTCTCCAGCACCTTCACCTACACCTTCGCCAGCACCTTCACCTAGTCCCTCTCCAGCACCAAGTCCATCCCCTTCACCTTCACCATCACCAAGTCCATCCCCATCACCTGGTTACTGAAACCCATCTATATACAATACTGAATAAAACATCATGCCTTTACCGAAAATTTCTACGCCAACCTATGAGTTGACTCTACCATCGACAGGAAAGAAAATTAAGTATCGTCCTTTCCTAGTTCGAGAAGAGAAAGTTCTTATTCTTGCAATGGAAAGCGAGAATACAACACAGATCACAAATGCAGTCAAAAATACTTTGAAAGATTGCATTCAGACTAGAGGTATCAAAGTTGATGAACTCCCCACTTTTGATATTGAATATTTGTTTTTGAATATCAGAGGTAAGTCTGTAGGTGAATCTGTTGACTTGGTTGTAACTTGTCCAGATGATGAAGAGACTACAGTTCCAGTCAAGATTTATATTGACGAGATTGAAATCTCCAAAGATGATGAACACAACAGGGACATTGAACTGGGTGGTGGACTTACACTTCGTATGAAGTATCCTTCTTTGAAACAGTTTGTTCAAAGCAACTTTGACTTTAGTGCTGATGATGAATCTTTAGATAAGTCTTTTGAAATCATTTCATCATGTATTGATATGATCTTCAATGAAGATGACGCATGGTCTGCTTCTGATTGTACGAAGAAAGAACTCTTAAGTTGGTTGGATGGTTTGAACTCAGCACAGTTTAAATCAATTGAAAAGTTTTTTGAGACGATGCCAAAACTTTCACACACCATCAAGATCACTAATCCAAAAACAAAAGTTGAAAGTGAAGTGACATTGGAGGGACTACAAAGTTTTTTCGCTTGATCATGGCACATATTGATCTTGAATCATATTATATGATTAACTTTTCTCTCATGCAGCACCATAAATACTCTTTAACTGAGATTGAAAATATGATGCCATGGGAGAGAGATATATATCTTGGATTATTAAATCAATATGTTGAAGAAGAGAACCTGAGAGCACAACAGGCAAGCATGTAAATGGCAGCAGAACCACAATTACCTATCTTCGGAAGAACTAATAGACAATCGCAAGGAAGAGCAAGAAATTTTCTTGGGGGTGGTGGGAGTTCGCCTATTGTTAGACCAGTACAAAATATTACACGCATAAACCAGCAGAAGAGACCAGAAACTTTACCAACAAGGAGATTTGGTAAAGCAACAGGAGTAGATGCATATAACTTTTTAAGTAACCCAAAAGTTTCTAAAGCAATCCGAAAGAGTTTAACTCGACTCAAAGATGTGATGCTTCAGTCATTTACTGTTGCAAAACTTTTGAGAGTTTCTCTTAGTAATATTTTCAATCAGATAAAGGGATTTGGTAAGAAAGCAGCAGGTGGATTAGCAGGACTAGGACTAGTAGGTCTTCTTGGTGCTATCGGTTTTGGACTGTATAAATTCTTTGAACCTAAAATAAAAGAAGTAATTGAAAAGATACTTGAATTCAAAAAAAAGATTGAGGACTTTGCTAACACTGTAAAAGAAAAAGTTGAAGGATTTGTTCAAGGGGTAAAGGATAA